TCAAATTTGGGGTTGAGCACCAACAGGCCCGAGCTTGATAGCGTCTCGAAGATGATCAGGCGCTAGGTGCGCATAACGCATAGTCATGGCCAAGCTGGAATGCCCTAGTATCTTCTGAAGAGTCAGAATGTTGCCGCCCTTCTGTATGAAGTGACTAGCGAAGGTATGCCGCAAAGCATGACTGGCCTGCCCTTTTGGCAGCTCTATTCCTGACCGGAGTAATGCCCGCCTGAAAGACGTGATCGACCCTGTGAAGGGACCGTAACGCTTCCAGTGGCTGCGAATAAAGCTTTCAAGCTCTGACGAGACAGGAACAGTCCTTATCCTGCTGGACTTGGTCTGGCTGAAAGTGACAGATCCGTTTTTGAGTCGGGCCGGGGTTATCCCTTCAGCCTCAGACCAGCGTGCACCCGTTGCTAGGCAGATCCTCACGACAGGCTCGACATGCGGGTTATCACAACCGGAGCGTATAGCGTCTAGCAGTGTGGCGATTTGGTCATCAGTCAACCAGGACAACTCCCGTTCATCTATACGGAATGGCTTCACCAGCCTTAACGGGTTGTCATAGTCGATCTGGCCAAGACCTCTCAGTTCATTGTAAACAGCACGCATGTAGCCCAATTCGTTATTGAGCGTTTTGGGTGTCGTGCCGGACTCTGACCTAATCCGCCGGTTGTTCGCGTAGGTGGCCGGATCGAGGAGTGCAGCAACAGGGTTGCGCAGTTGCTTGCAGAGCGCGTCTAGCTTCGCCTTGCGCCGCTTGCCGTCTTTGAGCATGTGGCCATGCAAATCAAACCAGACGTTCACCAGTTCAGCTAAACGCCTGCGATCAGGTGATTTAGGATTCCATGCTGGATCAACTGCTTTATTACCGTTGATGTATATCTCATACCGAAGGGCTTCAGCCTTAGTAGTGAAGATTTTGCGGTAACGCTGACCACGGATAGGCTGAACATCAGCCAGCCAACGACCATCAGCACGACGCTTTACACTCATACCGCCCTACCCCACCGCACCTGCCGTTCTTCCAGAAGGTCGCGAATGTGCCGATAGATATCACGCTCGGTCATATCCTTGGCAGCATAGTGATCGCGGATCACCGGCCAGCATTCCCATTCCTTGAGCCGATCAAAAGCTTTAGTAGCGCCCACACGCTCCCGTGCTAGCAGGCTTACGAAGTTTCCCAAGAAGAGCTCAACGTTCTTGCCAGAAAAGCCCTTGGCCGTTTTGTAGTACCGCTTGTATTCGGTGTCTTCCATGAGTGATTCCACCGGCAGATCGACACGGACATCCTCACGAATCAGGGTCCAGAAGGGGTCAAAGTAACGAGGGGTTCTAAGCAGCTTGAATTGGTTCATGCCGTAGCGCCACAAGCCGTCCAAATGGGCCGAGAAAGCCTCAAAGGTATGCGTCTCTATGGCTTGCCCGGTGTTGACGTCTACGGAGCCAGCAGCGAATTGCTGAATCACTGAGTGGTGATAGCGTAGCTCGATGCGCCATACATCTTGGTCGGGGTTGTAGTTATCCTGACAGTCACTATCAAACGGGTCGTCAGTTCGACACCAGACGCTTTGCCAGTAGTCCAGCTTGTCAGTAGCTTTGGCCTGTTCGGTTTTGTTGTAGATACAGAGCTGGATGCCATTGGCTGAACCGAACATCGAGGTTTCGCCCCGACCGTAAACGCTGGATTTAGTCGCCCAGTTCAGCGTGTTGATGCCGCTAATATCGCGGTGATTGCGTGCACGGCAATGCATACGTGCCACCAGATCGGTAGGAGGCTTCCAGCCCTGAAGATCTAACGCGAGGTGAACAGCACATTGATTCACTTCAACGTGATCGAGCAGTTGCGATGCATAGAAATCCATCCTCGCTTGCAAGCGATCGGGCGACAGACTGTCGATCGTGTGCGGTGACACCTCGATTTTCAGGTGTGGACCGATACTCTCAGCCTTGGCATTGAAATTCTTGATCAACAGGACGAAGCCGAGGTCTGCATTCTGGAGCTTGAACTGGTACCCAGAGTCACGACCCACACGACCGGTGTGCCAACGCTGTCCAGCAAACTCAATGATGGTGCCGGGTTTCTCGAACAGAGCCAGAACACCGAGCTTGATCATTCCCCGATACAGCTGGCGAACGGTATCAACACCGCAACGAAGCAACCGAACACCTGATAAATCGGTTAACTGATAGGTAGACCGATCAGCAAACAGACGGCCTTTTTCATCATCTTCAGCAGTGAGGTGATTGAGTCGAATGTGATCAACAGGACGAACCATTTAATGTGCTCCAATGCGTGTTATTGCGGATTGTTAGTTCTATCTATATGACGTGTTACAGGGACGTCATTTGCGCTCTCGGCGACCACCGTGACGTACCCGTGGGCGGGGGCGCTGCTGGGCGCACTGCTTCGCTCCGAGACGAGCCGCTCCGCCGTGCGCTGCGCAGCACCTGCACAGACTGCATACACTGACCATTCGCCATAGGTGAGCCGTACAGAGCAATCAGCTGTTTCTGAGAGGCGATAACCACTCTGGCCGATCTGCTGACTGTTGATCTGGAAGCGTTCGCCCGTAGGGGAAACAACGTTGAAGAGGTACAGCCTGATTCGGTCTTTCTGGCCGACCAGTGAGGCGCGTATCTGAATGGTGTGGCCTTGGAACGGGTGCCCTACATCAGCAGGTTGATGATTTTGCTGCCGAGATACAGGAACAGTAGAAGGACGGCCAGCCGGACTAGGATGTAGCTCGCTATCATCACTAGCACCGGGCGAACCATCCGCCACAGGCTGGACAGCAGACGCAGGGTCATCTTCAGACTGGCTAAAGCTAAATCCATCACCAAGTAGAAAATTCCCAAGCACAATGGCCGGAAGTGCCAGAAATAGAAGTACTTTAGGGTCTCTAAAAAGGCTTTTTCCCGCGATGGTGTCGCTGACGGTGCCGGTTGCTGTTGATTCATAGAGTTTAAAAGTCCCCTTGTTGATCTTCTTGATCGACACGAGCGAGCCTTTCACAGCTGGCTTGTTCTCGGTCGCGGCGTGCTGCGATTCCTTATAACGGCCGTTAATACCGATGACGGCCAGATTGGAGTGCAGGTAGGCTTTCTCAGCGGTCAGGCGGATATCTTCTCGGATGTAACCGATATTCGGTGTAGTGAGAATGATGTCCCAGTTCCAATGCCGGTGACGGGTCCAGCCGTCCAACCAATTGATAGGTCGGTCAGCTTCTTTGGCTGCCTTGGAGCCTCCTGGATAGTCGAATTTGCGAAGGTCTGCTTCTCGCCACGACTTCAAGAAAATCAGCTGGGTTTCGTCGAAGATGATGAAGGCGCCACGCGGCGCCCATTGCGGGAAGGTGCGCATTTTCTCCAAATCATCAAGATCTTCTAGATCGAGGTTTTCAATCTCGACCGAGGACGGTAGATCAGGGAATACCTGGAACACTCGTTCACGGGTGAGACCTCGAATATTGGTGATGATGTGCCGGCCAGCCTTGAGAGCTGGAATCAGATCATCCTGAATAGCACCGGAGGTTTTATAGGAGCCGTTCGGTCCGTGGTGGATTTTGATAGCCATATCAGCGCCCCACTATCGGGACGAATTTCAGGGTCCAGCGTGTGCCGATGGCCGAGAAAATAATCATCAAAGCATCCGGGATGCGGAAGAAGGCGAGCGCGCCGCGGATATCGGCATTCAGCATGTTGTAGTACTGCTGAACCTTGTCGCTGATGCCGATTTCACTGACCAGCTCCTGAAACACCTCGTAAGCCACATCGAGCGAAAAAAGCAGGGCCTGAAAATAGGAATAGATGGCGACCTTGGTCGCTAGTACAAAGGCTTCTTTTACAAAGTCGTAAATACCGGAATAGATCCAATCCCACATGGATTGGAAGAATTCGAGAATGTCGCCAATGAAGGGAAAGTCCATTACTTGTCCTCCCGGAAAATGATGTAGAGCGCGATGACGGTGGCGAGAAACATCAGGACGTTAGCCACAACAGAAAGCTGCTCGGAGTAGGTCGAGAAGCAGAAACCGATATTCCGACCCATGATCTGTTCGTTGAAACAGGGCAGCGCGGCGTTGCTGGATGACAGCTGCACATCGACTTTGTCTTTGATCAAATCACCGAACTGGCCGGACCTGTCTTTGATCTCAGCAAGGGTGTCTTCAATCTTTTGTTCATAGTCGGCAATAGCGTCATCAAAGGTGCCTTTCTCTGGAGCAGTCAGACCGTTACCGTCGCCAGAGCCGCAGTCATCGCCGGTGCAGTCGCCATCCCCGCTACCGCTTCCGCCACCGCCCGAAGAGCCATCACCATCGCCATCGCCCGAACCATCACCGTCACCAGTGCCGCCGCCATTGCTTCCACCGCCGCCGCTAGAGCCATCGCCGCCCGAACCATCACCCGATCCGTCGCCGTCTCCGCTGCCATCGCCTGAACCATCACCATCACCAGTTCCGTCACCATCACCCCCGCCATCAGGGACTTCCGCGCAGAAATTGCCTGTCCATGCGTAGCCATCAGGACAGCCAGGATCTTCGGGATCTGGTTCGGGATCGGGGTTTAGCGGGTCGCCACTACCAGCGGGCACACCATCACTGTTGGAACAGGTTTCGCCGTTACCTGTAACGCGGTAATTGCAAAAGCCGGTGTCGGTCGAACCTGACACCAACATGCAAGAAAGGCGGTCGGAGAAAGAGCTTTGTAGTTCGTAATAGCAGCCGGTAAAACAGGAGCCGCCGAAGGGCTCAGGAAGAAGCGTTCTATAACCATCGCCATCAGTGGTGACAGCTGAATCAGGTCCCCGCGCAGCTAGCTTTTGGCCTTCTGCATCAGAACAATCGGCCTCACACTCCCCCGTCTGCGAGTTATAAACATCATCTGAATTTGGGCAAGAATCACCATGACGAAACAAAATGGCGGGTTGACTCCATTCGCCATATTGATTTAACGCTTCACAACCAAAACGCGTTTCAGATAAAGGGACGACGCGAAGTTGTGAGTATGGGGAACCGGAAAGGAAATTCTCACAAGCCAAATAAGGGGTGGGCCAGGAAGGCGTATTCGAATTCTGCTTTGTGTTCCACACATAAGCTGAAGCAAAAGCGCTATATAGGGTTAGCGATAAAAGTAGGAAGAGAAAACGAATCATGAAACCCACCAATAGTAAGGGGCCCGAAGGCCCCTAGTTGTCATTGATACTGGCCGACCTTGATTCCTGCCACGAACGCCGAGGCCATCACGACGCCCAGCAGCAATGACCAGAGCACGATCAAGCCTTACGGAAGATCGCGATCACCAGTGCGATACCGGCAACAACGGCTACAGCTGCCAGTACCAAGCCGCCGCCTTGTTGAGCGTCTGCCTTGGCAGTCTCAAGAGCGGTAACAGCATCAGCTTCAAGAGCCGCGAACGAAGGGCTGGCAATCACAGCGCCGGTAGCAGCGATGGCGACATTGCGAGCAGTGGTGCCGAAGCGGCGAACAACATTCATTTTTTTCATGGGTAGTACCTCTTTCAGGGTTAGGTTTATCCGCGCATTTTGCGCATTACTGCCAAGAGCAGACCGATGCCAAAACCGATGGCAAAGAAGGTCAGCGTGTACCCGAAACCGGACCAAAAGGACGCGGGATCGAATGCGGTGAAGGCTTCAAACTCAGTTGAGTCCGAAGCGAGGTAGGCCAGTTGCCAGACGGATTCCACGCACTGACCGGCTTGGTCAAAGGTGGAACAGACCTGTACATAAACTTGCGGCCCCATGACCTACCCCTTTCAAAAATCAGTTACTGGGTTTGCCTTGGGTGTTGGGTGCAGCCGGTGTTGCTGGCTTCTCGGCGCGGGCCTTCACAGGCTCGATATGCAGGCACAGATTGTTGCCTTTCTGTTTGCCAGCGCGGGCCACTTCAAAGGTGATGCGGATTTGTTCGAGCGGAGCGATGTTGGCACCGGCTGCGAAAATTTCGTCTGCCACTTCAGCCGGAACATCCATGCTGACGATGGACAGGCCGTTCTCGGTTTCGCCATCGGGTTCGTCGCCGTAGAAGACTTTCACTTGCTTGACGTGACCGGTGCTGCCAGTGAATTCCAGCTTTTGAGTGCTCAGAAACGCGACTTCCATAGTTGAACGTGCCATCGGTAGTACCTCACTTGTGGTGCGCTAAATTGCGCGATTGCCTTTCAGCAGGCCGAGCGAATCCACACAGGCGAATTTTGATTTTTCGCCCGAGGGTTGTTCTCGGTGATGCTGGGGTTTTACGTTTCAGCCACTACGCGGGCTGGGTGCGTTACAACTGGGGTATTCGTGGGTGCGTAGCTAACGCGCCCGGTGGGCTTGTTGGCCCCCGAGCCAGCGGAAACAGACTCCGCGTTGCTTCGCTAATTTCCGCCGTCTCGGTGGCTTCAGTGGTACAGGTGTCGATCATCCGTTGCATAGAAGCATCAAGGGACTGATCGACCAGATGAAAATTGGTATCGAGTACGACCAGGGTAAATACGACAGCGAAGATGAAGCCAAACAAGAAGATCAGCACCCACTTGAAAGCGGTGGATACGAGGTGTTCAGCTTCACGTTGTGAAAGGAACATGGCTTAACCCTCCCTGTCGTTGAGTTCGTGAATCTTAAGTTGCAGATTCACCCGAGCCAGACCGTTACAGCACTCACAACCGCAGAACTTGGCACCGCAACGCACACAGGCTTCATGACCTTCTGCGCGGGGCTTGGTGTATTCCTCGACGTGGCCGCACTCTTGGCAAAGCACATAGCCATCGGTCAGTTCGCGGTTGCTGTTGCAGGTCATGGTTAAACCTCACCTTCAGAAGCTTTGCGGTAATCGGTCGGTTTAGCTGGTCGCTCTTCGGTCCAGTAGCCAGAGTCAGGGCGAGTGCCGAAAGGGTTGTTCAAAATCGCATGAACGCGCTTCTGGCGAATTTCAGAGCGGCTACGCATGGTGGCGACAAACTCAGCAATGGTGCAGACGACGCAACGGCAGCCGGGTTCGTGGCGAGGTTTGTAGTTGCGGATAGCTGTCACCTGCCCTACTCCTCTTCCAGCAACTGACGCACAAGCAAAGCGACATTGATCATGACGCGCTTGCCGACTTTCTTGGTCGGGAGGTAGCCGCGTTGAACCCACGATTCGACAACGCGAGGTTCATCACCCATGCCAATCCAATCGGCAAACTTGGGCCACGGCATGAGTGGTGGTGCTCCAATCAAGTTTTCTGGTCCGAAACCTTCCATATCCATACGCTTTGTTCCACTATGTTTGGCAATAGGCATTTAACAAGTACCTGTACTATGTACTAGATACAGGTCTCATACTATGCCGGTAACATGTACTTGTACATAGTATTCGGGTTGAAATTAATTAATGAGCAAAGGCATTACTGATAGAGCAACGCTATTGATCGGCATGGCCGGACCTACAGAGCTCTCGAAAGCAGGTGATACTGATTATCCGCGCTGGACAAATATCAAGCGGGGTAGAGCGCGTGTCGGCGCTGAAGAAATAGAAATATTGGGGTCGGTGTTCCCTGAATATAGATGGTGGCTAATGACCGGAGAGGTGATGCCGGAGGCTGGCCAGACTAGCCCTGAATACGACGACGCAAATTCAAAGTTACCCAATCACAACGCGGGATAGCGATCACACAAGAAGCTGGTAGGCGCTGGTTTTCCCGGTTTAACAGGGTCAAGGAAGAGAAAGAGTAAAAAAAATCATGCCAAAAAGGTCTGCGTTTATAACTGGAGTTAACTGGGCAGCGTTGGCGGCGATGGAATGCGGAGTCGCGGAAAAATTTGGAATGGGCACGCCAAAGAAATATCACGACATGATGATTTACCCTGCGTTACTTCAGTCGGGAGTTAGCTTTTTCGTAAGCCCGCCACAGGAAATTATTGCTAACAAACATGCAGAATTTAATAAAATAAAAGGGAAATTAGTAACATACAAATCGGCAGAAAATTTTTACCTTGAAACGAAAAAATTGAGCGACGCAATAGAAGGGAGCTGTTTAAGAGAGGCTAGTAAAGAAGAGTTAAATACACTTAATTTACTAGCAATCTACCTAACAGAAATAAAGACATGCATACAAACAAACTCATCTCTTGTTCTAACACTTCCTCATCCAGACCCAGATATACTTCACGGCTTACTCGCACTAGAAACCATTCAGGCTTTGAAGCTTTTTAGAGATTGCATAGAAGATGTCCAGACTACATCGCCGGTACCTCAAACGCTGGTATCAGGTGACGCCGTGGCAGTGTTTATGGAAATAATGGACAGCCAGCCATTCGCGCAATATGAAAGTTCACATATGGAATTAGAGCTGAGCGAAGACCCAACATCTACTACTTTGGGTAAAATATCTGACAAAGCAAATATACTAACAAAAAAATTCGATGGGTTACTCGACGTCAAGGAGACGAGTTTAAAAATCTTGAAAGTTTCGGACCCCGTTTTAGACTTAGTAGGATTTGGTTCCGCGAGCCCGGTGACTAAGATACTATCTTTTTTGATAGAGTTGCTACTTAGAAAAAACAAAAACCTAGTGATATATGACTACAGAAAAGTCCATCTAGAAATGCTGATAAGACATTACCAAAAAAAAACAAATGATAATCATGGTAACGCGCATTCTAATTCTCGGAAGGCTGCTCCAATATAGTCGTAAACTAATGATCAGTAGCGGGTATAGCCGTATCGCAGGTAACAGAGGAACCAAGCGCGTGTCGGATAGTTCAATCATTGAAAGGGTAAGGGAAAAGTGGGAGTAACAAGGATGAAGAAGATTGCAGGCGTCACCCTGTTGCTGGTTAGCATCACTGCATCAGCCGAAGACAAGACCGCATTAGCTCAAGCAGCAGATGCTATGGAGCCTGCGATCAAAGCATATACTGGATACATCGAAAAAAGCGTCCTGCAGACTTTTGCTGACAAAGACACTCTGACGGGCCAAGCAGCCCGGAATCAACTCAGAGCAAGAGAGCAAGCAGTAATGGAAGCCAACCGAGGCACAATGCACTCGGTGCGTGATTGCATGAAGCCTGGCAACGTGATTGACCAAGATGTGCAGGAGTGCGCACAAGGCCTTAGAAATAAGACGTGGTAAATCGAAACAGGTATTTATACAGGCTTTGATTTAGAGGGCACAATGAAAAAATTCTCAAAAACATTCAAGTCGGGTCCATTTGAATTTCCCAAGCTTGGCAAAGAACACCCTTTATATGGGACTTTGCTAGCCAGAGAAATTAGAAATCTAGACTTGCTACCAGATTTCTCTGAAGACGACGGTATTTTTATATTGTCGGATTTTGGTGGCGAACATCGAGAAGCAAGCTTCCAGACTTACTCATTTTTATTTTGCTCGGCTGACAAGCGCAGCCTTTTCGAGAACAGAACTAAAGAGATCAGGGAGAAATACAAGCTCAACACACCTTGGAAAGAGCTGAGCTATAAAGACCTTCGATATGGACCAATAAAAAGAGCTTTGAGTGAAATACTTGATGCGGCTGACGCACTAATTCATGGTCTTCTGTTAACAATATCAATAGACAAAAACATTCAGAGCATGTTCGGCCAAAACAAAACAGATGGACACTCAAAAATCATAGAATTGCTAAAGACCAATGGGCTTGGGCAATGGAAAGGAAATGAGGCAGAAAAGCTACTGCGTATATGTCATCCAATTGGAATACTACTTTCCGTGATGGGAGATGACGGAAAGAAAATTTTTTGGATGTGTGACCATGACTCGATTAATGCTGAAGGTAAAGAAAGGGATTTTTCTCATACGCAGAAGGTGCTTTTCCAAGCATCAAAAATGTATAGTGACAACGAGTATAAGATATTCGGATTTGCCAAACCATTCAATAAAGACCATGGAACTAGTGACCTACTGAGTCTCACCGACTTTTCAGCAGGCGCAATTCAAGAACTGTTACAAAGCGAGATCACAGGAAAGGATATAAACGTAACCATTGAAAAAGAAAAAATAATGAAGTGGATGGGAACCAAAAGCAAGTTCCTAAAAAAAGCAAATATCGTTTTTACGAAAAAAGACGATGAAACGTGGGGGGTGGGGCCAGTGACAATCACAGCTAAGATATAGAAGCGCGACGTGTTAGATAAATTGCATTGAACTATTTAAATGACGAAACGATGTCACAATCATAGCGGAGCATTGCGAGGCACTGCGAATCTGACAAATTCATAACCCCATGATTTTAAATGAAATATTAGAAATAGAGCGGCAATTAAGACTTATTGCGGGAGGTTCAAATTCCGCGAGAAAACAGATGGAAACCATTGATACCACGTGTCGATATTGAGTCGAAAACAAAGCAACTATAAGCGGATAAATGAGTATCTGTGGAAACGGGAAAGCCAGCACTGCCAAGGATTGCGGATTACTGCAGCAGGTTCAACGAGGATTCGATTCCCTTCACCCGCTCACAATCAATGTGCTTGTAGATGTGGCACACAAAGCAGTGTAATGCAGAGCACCACGTTGAGGCGTGCCTGGCAGCACAACAAGGGTTCAGTCAAGGATAAGCATGAATGAGCACGGAAGAGTTTCCATTTTCTAACCCATACCATCTTTATATTTCGTACACCCTGCCGGTATTTCTCCCATTTGCAATGCTGTGCTCCTTTACACTAGAGAACGTCGCTTTAATTGCGCTCACGTTGTTTGGGATGTTGATTTGTTTTTTTGATCGCAAAGCAAGATTCCTGAAGCAGCCCCAGTATGCGTTCAAAATGACTGTCCTCGCGAGCATAGCTGTCCAGCTGCTTTGCGCCTTGTTCTACTGGCTGTTTGACCTTACGTTGCTTGTTGCCTTCGCCTTGACTGTATACCTATGCTTCAGTGCCGATAGAGACGTGAAAGAGATAATAAAAGCTAATTTTTAAGATATCTAGAAAGATGAGACTAGCCGTGAAAGAACATCTTTCCATGAAAGGAGTGTCGCAAATGTGTCGCAGACATAGCGGAATATTGCGACGCATTGCAGACGACCAATCCAGCTATCTATCTGTAATTCAAAGAAAAGCGAAATATTGAGAAGCAATGCAAGAACATTGGAACGGGTTCAAATCCCCCCGGCTCCACCAAATTAGCAAGACCTAAGACCCTGATTATCCCAGTGATTTTCAGGGTTTTTTGTGCCCAAAATTTAAGAGTGTCGAATCCAAAATATCAGGGTAGAAGAAATGTCAGCTCAGGATCTATTATGAGATGCATTTATAACGACAGCCTGTAAAGGCTTCTAAGCAGTGAATAGCCCCGGTATCTTAGACACCGGCCCGACTCTGGTAATGATGATTTTCGTACTCGAACGGCGGCCAACTAGCCAATCCGCTCAAGCCTTGAGGCGCCAACGCGATGAAGCTGACATGGCCACTGTCAATGGCCATTAATTTTGACCCACTTTTGGCCAATAGAATTGACCCACTTGCTCACCGCTAACCGGCGGTTTTCTGCTTCAAGCGGTAGCTCTCCCCTCCCAGCATAAAAATGTGT